CGCTTCGCGTGATCCATCCTTAATACGACTCATCACAGCCCAAAGTTCAGTTTCTAAATGGCTTGCATAACCTGCTGGAAATTGTGCCTGGCCTAGTTCTACTTGTTTTGCTAGCGCACGGATTTCTCCTAGCTTGTCTTCAGCCATCTTTTCTACTTCACGACTGAGTCGTCCAACAGTTGCAGTATTTCCTTTATACCAAATATCATTTTGAGCCGTTTTACTAGCACCGAGTTCAGCATCTTTAGCCAACGGTTTTACTAAATCCTTTCCAAGTTCTTTTTCTATTGGATTCATTTCACTTAGTAAATCATCTGGGTTTAATTCCTTAACTGGAATAGAGCTTTCGTCGACTAGACGGAAGATGTAGGGAAATGCTGTTTTTAATTCTTCGTTAAATGTACGGATTGTTAGACGATCAATCCAATCACTCATGATCTCTTCTGGGATCATCTGTTCTTCGCGATCTTCAAATGATTCGGCAAACTGTTCGTAATAAGCAGGACGTTGTAGCCCTTGTACTTCTTTTTTAATTTCTTCAATGCGTTCCATTACCTTGTTAGTAATGTCTCCCATAGCTTCACTTAGTGCTTCGTTGCGACCAACATAGCCTTTAAACTTACGTAGTTGTGCTAGTTCTTCACTTAGACTAGTAATATGTTTACCAATTGAATCATATGGAATACCACCGTGCTTTAAGTGTTCGGCCATTGCACGAGCACCACTTAAATGTTTGAATGGATATTTGAAACGTTCACCTTGACTGTTTTCTACATAAATGCTTTCAATGTGCATTGTACGTCCAGCGGCAAGATCTGGATTTACTGGTTGGCTATGTTTGATGATTAGTGTAGCTTCTCCTAGATCTTGATAACTCATTCTTGCTGTTCCATACAGCCTATTTTCCATAATTGGTTCCATCGGTGTTTCTTCCTTAGCTTTTGCTTGAAAAGTATAATCGCGTTTGTCTAGATTATTTTTTCCAATATTCTGCACATCAAAATTTAATAAACGATCTTTGGCAAATTGTCTAAAACTACGAATAAATTTATAAGCGCCTGGATGTTTACGATCAGCTAGGTTTCCGCTGATTTGTACAACAACTCCGTCATCTTCATCTAGTGTAATTGCAATAGTGCCTAAACTACGACCATTATCTTTGTATTCAAACTCAAAAAAACGGGCCTTGGGAATATCTTCTTTTTTGCTTAAAACTTCAGCGTGTTCATCACCGATTTTAATGTCAGAAAAGCGAGTCTGTATCTTTCCATACAGCTCCTTGGCAATTTTATTTAAGTTTGATTTCATCTTATATTTATCACATGCCCGTAGAGATGTATATAGGCAGTGGTAGCTCTAGTTCTTCGTTATTTTCCCAGTCGCTGGTCACTTTTAGGTTCTCAAATACTTTAGGATCCCATTCTGCCAGCACTACACTCATGCGTACTATTAATAATAGGGACGAAACTAGGTCATCGTGCTGTCCTACTTTGGCCTTAAATGTTGTACCAGCCGCAATATAGGTTTTTAACTCGCTTAATAGCGGACGACTGTGTATTTTCAACTTTTCTTCTTCGATTAAAAACTTGATCTTAGCACAGGCTGATATTTTATTACCAAATGTAGTGTTAAAACCTTTACGGAATTTACGAACATGTCCTTTGCGGGCAGGTTCACTTAAAAACAATCCAGGGAAAGTTTCTTCACCCAGATTATTAATAACTACTAGAGCACTTTCGCCTACAGTATTGTTTTCTACTGACCAGTAGATTTGATCATAAGTTTCACCGCCTAGCTCGTCTGAGATATATTTTAACACATCACGGAATATTTTAACTTGCCCTTGTATAGGCGTAATATTATGCTGCCATTCTGCTACCTGTTCAAAATTAGGCAATTCAAATACTTCAATAGCGCCAAAGTCTCCCCCGGTTCCTAGACTAGGATCTAAGGCCGCAACATACAGATGTCCGGGCGTAGGTTTCTTATACCAACGCACTTGACCCATCTTAAACAGTGGTTCTCTGCCCACTAGTTCTGCTAGTTTCAATGAACTAATAAGAGTTTCGTCATAGACCAAGAACTCGCAACCATACTCACGACGGAAACGCTCTTCACCGATGCGGCCCATCTCAACTTTACGCCATTCGTCATCTCGGTCTGGGTGTTCATTCCATTCTGCACGGAATCCGTGGAATCCATTGCGACCTAATCCATCGTCTTTAGTGTTGCCATGTTCGTCGAACAGGTCTTGTGATTCTTTCCAAATAATAGCAAATTCATCTTCGTCACTGTTAGGAGTTGATGTAATAATTGCTCGACCACCAGTTGCTAGTGTTGGGCTGATCGAGGTCCAAAACTCTGTTGCAATATTAGGTTGAACGAACGCAAACTCGTCACAGTATAATAAGGATATTGACATACCACGACCAGTATTACCGGTAGTAGTAGCTGATACAATTCTTGATCCGTTATCAAAATCTATACTCCCTTTGTTATAACTTACAACACCTGCTCGTGAAAAATCAGGACATAGTTCGTATCCATAGCGTATACGTTGCATAATTTCCTGTGCGCCTGTGTATTTGTGTGCGGCCACTAGAATAGTTTGATCTGGGTGGAACATGGCATACCATAATAAGTACGCACTTGCACAAGTTGTCTTACCACTTTGACGTGGTAGCATATTAATATTGAATCGATAATCGTGATAACTGTGTAGAAGTCTTATTTGATAATCATAAGGTTCAAATAATACCTTGCCCCTAACCGGATGTTGGATGTGAAAGAAGTTTTTAGCAAAGTGTATGTATCCATTGGTGGGATCAGAGCACAACAGCAAGTCCTGTACTTGTTGCTCAGTAAATTTTTCTTTGCTATGCGCCTTTTTGGTTAAGACGCCGTCTAATGATTTTGCCATAACATTATTTACATAAAAAAATAGACCCCGAAGGGTCTATTTGGCACCTTGGACAGGGTGCTAACTGCGACGAATCTTATCTTTCCATACGAGCGTTGTATTCATCTCTCATAGCTTCTTTACGATCTTGGTAACGTTTGTAACGTGCTTTATCAGCATCAGTTGCGCCTTCTTTTTCAGCGGCAGCTTTTAATGTATCGTGAGTATGTTTGTCCATTTTACGACGATGTTCTGCGCTTGCCGAGTTGGGATTATAGGCTTCATCGTACTTGTTATATTTGTCACGGACTTTGTCTAAATCTTTGCCTTCTTTACCAGCTTTGGCTAGAGCTTTCATTCCGTCCTTACCGTACTTCATAACGCCTTTAGCGGCACGACTCATTGTTCGCTTGTCGCCTTCTGCTTCTTTAATTGAATCATATAGACTTTGTAGTCTTTCAACTAGGCCTTCTTGTAATGGATTTTCACCGCCATTAACTTTTAGACGTTTAACATCGCCCTTGCTTAATAGATCATCGCCGTGACGTGTAATTGTATCAACGTTATAGGTTACACGATGTGGACGGTTTTGTATATCATGTTCTTTGTCATCGTCAACATCATGACCAATTACAGTTTGCTCGCTACCTTCGCCTGCAACTGTCTCGTCACCTGCACCACCAGCGATACTGGTTTCTGGATCAGCTGATAATAAATCATCTAACACTTTAATTTCTGGTTCAGCAGTGTGCGCTGGGCTTGTCATTGGTGCTGTACCATGTTCTGCACCTTTTTCAATATTGCGTAAAATGTCCATTAGGTCTTTGATGCCGCCGGCTCCTTGACCATTCATGTTAACGCTCATTGATACATTGTCCTGTTGTGATGGAGCATGTTGTATCATAGCTGTTGGCATAGGCATCTCGCCGCACTCTTCTACAGGCGGTGTACCGTCAATTTGTAATTGTGCTGGACTTTCTTCGATGCTACGTAAGCGTTCTGCAAGATCTCTAAAGTTCATATTATTTTCCTTTTGCCTTGGCCGGAACTTCTAGACTATTATGTCTACTAGCTGACCATGCATTTAGTTTAGTTTTATTAGTGCCGACTGGGCTAGTCATACCTGACTTGTCAGCAGTTCGGCTTTGTTCTGCTTGTTCAGTTTCTCTTACAGTAGCAGGAAATAGTTGATCATTAATACCTTCAATTTTTTCTAATTGTAGTTTATTCTTTTCTAATTCTTTCAGGAAAGTCATGGCATGTTTTACACCAACTTTGTCTTGATTATCGCTAGGTTCATAAGGTGTACCAACAAGAGCTTTACCTGTAACTTCATCATACTCGTGATTAATTTCAATTTCACGCTCTTCCCATTCGTTGCGTACACGGATTTCATTTAATGGTTTGCCAATGACATGTGAAAGTTTATCTTGTACTTGTTTACTAGTTGCTGGATATTTTGTTGTAACATCAAAAATTGTCACTTCAATATTTTTGTGCTCTGGAAATTCATGTTGGTTAACTGTGATTGGAGTTGTTTTACCTGAACTTACTGAACTTACATCAAACTGTGCTAGTCCTGATTCGATAACTTTTTTACAATCTTTAGGGCAAGTGCCCGCAATTTTTACCTTGAAAGTGTATACTTTCTGGCTTTCCATTAAATATTCTTTGTACGATTTCATAGTCAATTCCTGATGTAGTATTTATTTCAAGTTCTTTAATTTTTCTAACAAACTATTGCGATCAGTAATAATAACTCCATCGCCTTGTAGTGTAACTCCCTCATCTGCTGAGTTAGCTTCTTGGTCTAATTTCTGCTTTTTCAACTGTAAATCAATCATTTTTAACTTTTTATCTAGTTTAGCAGTCTTAGCTTGAATGGCATTGCCCAGCATACTAGCGGCTACTTCAAATAGACGTCCGCTGTATCGTGCTTCAACATTCATACCTAGATCCATGATGTCTTCATAGGCTTCTGTAGCACGTTTAGCTAGATCATCTAGCTCGCTATCTGCCATATCTCCCAGTCCTTTTACAGCGGGTAGTGCGGCAGCAATTTTGTCAAATTCGCTAATGTCGCGCAATAACGGTTGTGCGGCCGGCAGGGCCTCTGCTCGTTTTTTATCATCCTGTTTGACAATTTTCTTGCTTTCAGGTAAGTTTAAAAGTTCTTCAAGTTTTTTAGTCATACTATTACTTATGCCTAGGTTTGGCTGAATAAA